TATATATATATTTAGTCTTAAATAAATATAAAGTTAAACAATAATTAATCATTTGATTTATCTTTAGTTAAAGAACTTACCTCATTTTGGTACTCTTCTTCTAACTCTGACATCTCTGTTATTATTTTCTTGTCGTTTTTACCAAATTTCATTGATTTTTTTAATGAATCATAATGTGATAGGGCTAAAGACTTACCATATTTAGGTGAACCACTGCCATTTTTTTTCATATCATGTGCACCTAACGGGTCTCTTCCCCTTGCACCACTATCCTTTCCATATTTATTTGGTTCTTTTGGTCTTCCAGCACCTGGTTGACCACCTTCTTCTGAACCACCCTTATCATCCAACTCATGACCAGTTCTACCCACAGCCATATCCGATGGTGTACCTGCTGCTTCACCACTTTGAGCAGGATCATTACCTTCACTTTCTATTTGAGAACGTCTAAATTTATTTTTATAATCAAATAATATGTTTTTATCTTCTTTTTTAATTTCATCATCTGTAAAACCAAAGATATTTTTATAAATCCAATTTGTAGAAACTATTCCCTCTCGTATCATTGATTCTGCAAGAGCAGTTTTACTAGTCCACAACTCAATTTTTTCTTGTTCGTAAATTGTAGAAGGATTTGTTAAGTCTAATTCAAAATTAACCAAGTCAGCATCTGTATATCCTTGTGAGTATAAATGAACAATAGCTATTTTAGTTAATTCAGATAAAACTATTCGTTGTATCCTTTCAATAGTACGAGCAAATCGTACATCTTCTGCTGCTAATGTTGCTTTAGAACCGATACTCTCATCATATCCAAGAAACGCTTTTGGAATTCTCAAACAAGCTAATAATTTGTTTTTAAGATACTCAATATCTTCTGTAGCTTCATAAGTCAAACCAGGAAGTGACTCTATACCAGTACCACTATCACCACCACGAACTGGTAAGAAAAAATCTTCTGTGATATTTTGCATGTTATACTTTAAATTATAATCACCAGTTACTTCATCTACAACAGGAGCTTTTTTCATTTTATTGATTACTTGTTGCATATAGTTATCAACTTCAGCTGGTGGTATATTACCAATATCTAATTTAAATATTCTCTTCTCTGGTGCTCTCATAATTCTATGAATCAACATAGCATCTTCCATAAGAGTTAATTGTTTAAATATCTTACGACCACCTTCTATCTGTGATTTTCCATATGGTAAATAATTAGAATCTGATAATAAACGAAAGTGAGCTACTTCATAATTTTCTAACTCTGTTCTTGTAGAGGATGTCTCAGCTTTATACCGATGTTCTGTTGTTGTAGATTCAACTAAATATTTTATGTATTCTGGATTTTCAGGATCAAGACCTTCAATTCTTGAAACATCATAAACTGACATTGGAATTACATTTGTAACACCATATTTTTCATCTATTTCCAATTGTAGAAAAAAATCACCATACTTACACATATTACGAACCCAAGGCCATAAATTAAATTCAATATTTAATACATCATAAAATAAATTGTGTAGTATTTGTTTTATATTTTCATCATCTGTAGTTATATCTAGTACGTCACCATATTCAGATTTCATTGTTGACTCATCTGCATAAATGTCAAGTGCAGATGATATAATTGCATCTGAATCCATTGATTCATAATCTTTAAAAAGATTAAGTCTTGCTGATTTTGTCATTAAGGCATCTGAGTATCCACTCAACCCAGCACCTGTAAAAATTTTCTGATATCTGTCTATTAGATTACTTTTTTTATAAGCTTGTGTTCTACTTGTATCTGCAACTCGTAAGGTTTTACCACCTACGTTTCTTACAATTACATTTGTAGAAAATAATCGTTGTAATCTTGATCTTAAACTTGTATCGGCCATTTTATCCTCTTGTTATTTTATTAACCATTCTAGTGATTCTTTCTTTTCTCCAATTTCCCATGTCCATTCACCATTTTGATTATTTTTTGGTGTGTAAACACCTTGATTTGAAGTTATACTACCCATAGCTTTTCTCTGTAGATTAATACCTTCTGCTCTAAGTCTCAATGCAGTTTCACGTATCCACAAACCCATAGCATATGCCATTACAAGGTCATCATTGTACCCTCTCATAGCTTCTGCTCGGTTACCATTGTATATAAATACAAAAAGTTCATCAATTAACCTATTTGAATGTACAATTACGGATTTTTCTCTAAAAAATTCTTCCAATTTAGCTACAATTAAAGGTCTTGTCTTTTGTGTTACTGTAAATCCTGGTATTAATTGTTTTTCTTCTCTATTTATTTTATTATTTATGTGTTTTTGTGTATCAACTACTTGTAAATCTTTACTCATGTAAAATAAATTTTCATAATTCCTATCAATAACCTGTTGTATAGCTGCCCAACCTATATTATTGTTCTCAACAACTAGTAATGCATTATTATATTCTGTTGAAATGTTTACTAATAGATTTCCATAATCTCTTGTAGATAATCTACCTTTATATTCTGCTACTTGTTCTAAATTTTCTACTTCTATAACGTGAAATGCTGAATAATCTGTTGAATCTCCACGACTAACATCAGCACATACGATATAGTCTTTTGTATAATTTGGTGGCTCCCATACCCAAAAATTACCATCTATACCACGTTTTTCAATAGGTTCTTTTACGTGTTTCTGCCTATATTCTTCTAGTATGACACCATCAACAACTGATTGGCCAGATGTAATAAAATCACAATCACATTCTTGTGCTGCTAATGCTGGGCCTAATAGTTTGTCCTGTTCATCTCTCCACTCCTGACCTCGTTCTGGATGTACATCCCAATATAATTTAATAAAATTAAAATCACTTACACCATCTTCAGCATCCATCCAAGTTTTATGAAACCAATTACCAACACCATTTGGAGTTGATAATGCAATACATTGTCCACCAGTAGATAGTGTCTGTGATGCAGCTGCCCATATTGTATCTATCCTATCAATAAATGCCGCTTCGTCTAAAATTAAAAGAGATAATGCTTCTGAACGACCACTATCTTCTCCACTAGATACTGCTTTAATTTGTGAACCATTTTTATATCTCAAACTTAATTTATTATCTTCAACACATTTTTGTTTTAACCAACTAGGGAGATTAGCATGCATAACACGAACTTTGGTTACAAGATTTTTTGCTGTTTCTTGTTTTGTTGCAATGACAAGAATATTTTTATCTTGATGAAAAGTCATCATCCATAAAGAGTATCCAGCAGTAATTGTGGATATACCTAGTTGTCGTGCTTTTAAAATAACATTAAAACGATGTTGTATAAAATCTTCTATTGTTTTTTCTTGAAAATCATATAAATGAAATGGTATCTTGCCTTTTATTGGATGTTGTATAAAGCAATATTTTTTCAAAAAATAAATAGGATCGGAGGCACTTTTCAAGTACTCTCGTTTTATTACATCTTTTAATTGTCCGTTTGAGTTTCGATCCATATTAGTATACTACGTGTACTGTACAGCTTCCACTAATTTCTTTTACACCTATTGGATATATTTCATCTGCTGTTACATCACCTGCAGGTATATCACCACCATCTGTTGCTGTTAGTACACCCACACCAGCCGTCTTAACCATAAATCCACTTGGATTAGATAAAGAACCAGTAAGATATGTAATACCCCCATCTGATGCTATGGTTACCGTGTGTACTCTATTGTACGTTGCGTCGTCACTAAAAATTGGTGCACTTCGACTTGATACATCAGTCCTTTTACTATTAGCATGTGTTATTGTTGCCATTTAACTTCTCCCTTTAATGTTTTCTGTTACCCCAACTTTTTGTAAAAACACCTGTACTCTTTAACAATTCATAAAAAGAAAATTCTTTTTGTAAATCTAGTACGTTGACATTTTTAAAAATTTGGGAATTTAATAAATTATCAATGAAATTGTCAAAAGATAATTTTGCTTCTCTTGTATCCCCACCACTTCTTTCAGTATAATCTATTGCTACCTCTTTCAAGTCACTAACTAAGTGAACAAATTGTTTTAAATCTTTACCACTAATTGCATATATTTCGTTATCTGTAATCATTGTTTTTACCCTATATATAAATATACTACTTTAAAGAATCTTCTATTTTTTTTAAAAATTCTAATGCCTCATCTGCTTGTTTTACTATAGAATCTTCATCTATATCCCATTTTTCTTTATCAACTGAATACCCATCTGGATTTATTTGCTGTAGAAACTCAGGTGTTTTTTGGGTTTTAAATTCTTGAATTGCTTGTTTTTGATCTCGTATCCAAGCTAACTTGTTTGCAGTTTCTTTTTTATCTATCCAATCATCATACGTACCTTCTAACCTCATCGTATGTTCTTTTTTTATTTGACAATCAAAACAATGATCGTACATAAACCACATTTTATCATCTAAACGTTTTTTCATAACTTTGTCACAACTTGGACAAAACCAAGGCATCCTAGCTTCTTTTAACACATCAGTTAATTTACTGATGTCGTCACCTTTTTTTACTTTACTATCTTGATACCCAACCATAATTCTTTTTTCTGGTTCACCACCATCTAAAATATTTGATAACGCTTTGTTTTGTCTTTCTATATCTTTACTATATCCTGCCATAATAACTCCTATACGAACTTTAACATTCCTAATATTTGATTTGCTGGGGCGAATGCTCCAGTATATTTATACAATTTTCCTTTAAAT